CGGCTAGGCACTTGGCGTAATACGCGCCTTCAAGAACCGTGGCGTAGCCGCCCTCCCAGATGTGGTCGTACTGCTCTGGGGTCTGCCTCAAGCAGTCCTGGCGCTCCTGCTCAAGCACGCTCGGGAAAAAAGGGTTATCGGACCAATTAGCTCTGACGACAGTAGCGCCAGTGGGCAACTCACCCCCGCGCAGCATCACGTCAACCGGGTCGGTCTTTCTCCTTGGGTTCCAGCTAAACCACAGTTCCGAATCCTCGGCGCGGATAGTCGGGCGAAGCAAAGACAGGGAGCGAGCCGACAAGGACTGCGCCTCCTCGCTCCACGCCCGCTTGTAGCCCTCCAGCGACTTGATGGATTCGGCGGTATGGTCCTGCATCCCCTGAAAAGAGATCAGCCCATCTCCGGGGGCCTGTATGACCTCATTGAACACTTTGAAGCCGTCAGCCTCGGTCAGTCCCAGGGTAATCAGCTTGTCCTCCAGTAAGCGCTTGGAGGATTCCTTGAGCGACTTCTGAACCTCGCGGATGCAGACGGAGCGCATGCCCTTATGGGCTAGGTGATCCTCAATCAGCAGTTCCGCGAAGAAATGCGACTTGCCGGAGCCTCGGCCACCATAAGCGCCCTTGTAGCGCGATCCAGGCACCAAAGGCACAAAGGCCCTAGGCGTCGGAAGATCGAGGCTTCGGGTCAATTACAGTCCTTCGGATTTCGCTGATCAGGTGGAGAGGGTTCTCCGGATCGCCTGTAATGGCCTGCGCTGGCTTGCCCTCTATCCGGTCGCCAAATTCTCGGAAGAAAGCCAAGTCCCCATCGGCAGTCTTAGACACAAACTGGTCTGCCAACAGGTCAAGGGCCTTTATCTTCGGCGTCCGCGCAATCGGCGTATCCGGGTCAATGCTGGGATCGCCCATGCGCTCTAAGGCGCGCTCAATGGCTGCTGACCAAAGTTTCGCTTTAGCTGCGTTTTGATTTCCAGCCGGAGCGCCCATTGAATCTATGCAATTCCCTGAAAGTTAATTAGCACTAACAACGTTCGGCCATACTCTAGGCAAAAGAAAAGCCCCGAACCATCCGGGGCCTAAGTCAGCGTCCGCCAAGAGGAGGGAAACGGCGCTGAAATGCAGCAACGGCCCCGAGGACCGTATGCGCAGTATCTAGTGTTTCATGTGGAACAAAGCACTAGATATAGTTGCGCAACGTAATCACTTGCATAGCAATTCGTACAGCTCGCGAAGTGTTTCAGACACAGGCTCTGAAACTTTGATGCTGCCGCGACGGACAATGCTGGTGATGGTGTTGGGAGAGAATTCGCGGCCCTTCTTTTTGCCTCGCCTGGCGATGTCGGCAGCCGACAAGCCTTCACGCCTAAGCGCCAAGATCAAATCTGATGGGGTCATTGCATGCACTCCTTCCCGAGAACAGCCGTCAGCGCCTCTTTGACTGAACGGACGATGTGATACTCCCCTGGCCAGGTGGCCATGAATTCGGCCTGCTCTCTGGTGATTTCGTCTTTGCCGTCTGGGTTCTTCACTTCTAAAATCAGGTTCTTTCCGCGATAGCCCACCAAAAGGTCAAGCGGCTTTCCAAGGAAGTAGCACTTAGCCCCAACCCGTTCCAAAGCAGCGACGATTGCCGGCTGATTGGCGTCGATCTTGGCCGCCCGCCTCACCCCGCCACCCACTGCCAAATCTGCACCCAGCCTGCTACGGCGAACAGGGCGGCGATGGCGAGGAAGCACCAGCCTGCGATGATTTCGCTATCGGTCATGCTTGCCTCGATTAAACATCCGCCCCGCCGAGTGCTTCGTCTCCCGGTCGGGATTTATGCGCTCCAGCACAGCCCCCATTGCCTTGGCGTAGTTCAGGGGCTGGAAGGGACGTGGCTCAGCGCTCGGGGTTGATCCCTTGGCAATAAAGTCCCAGATGAGGCTGCTGTAGGAGCTTCCGTCCCGAGGGATAGGCATGTCCTGTATCTGGGCAATCATCTGGGCTACGTCGCGGCGGTCTATGTCACCAGCCATGACAATGCCCCGGTCTGCTAGCTTCTTGGTGGCTAGCTTGAGCTGGTGATCGGAAACCATGCTGTCATCGTCCTTTCGGTGTCGGAGAGCTAGGCGGCTCTCTTGCCCTTCCATTCCTCGTCCTTGTCCAGCGTCTTTTTGAAGTACAGGTTCGCGGCGTGGTGATAGATGATCAGGCCCTCAGGGTTCATAAATCCCGGCGCGGCTAGACTGCCCTCCCCGCGAAGGCGCACGATTGCCTCGTCTGCGTCATAGGTTGTAAATAGGCCGTTGAATAGAACCGGCACAACATCGCAGCATTCAGGGCGCACAGTGGGATCGGACCACTTGCTGACGTTGAACAGGGAAAACCGCTTGCGCTCTTGTCCGTACTTGCGCTGAATGCCAGCGCCCCACCATTCTCCGAAGTGGCGGCCTACACCTAGTTTCGCGGTCAGTTCCTCACGATGGACATTCGCCCATGCGGCAAAGCCGAAGTTGTCATCCTCTGGAGTGATCCAGCGGGTACGGCTCCCGGTACGAAAATCGCCACGTTCATCAATCACGATGCAGGCGTTGGTGCCGTCTATCTTCTCCGTAATAGTGCATTCGCGGCTTAACCTTGCAATCTTCTGAAACGGCTCAAATTCCATGCCACTCTCCTAGTTATCAATCCCCACGCCCAGCAGGTGCCGGGTGGGGGTCATGCCAACAACTTCAACGTCGCAGCGAGCAGCTTCGTCTCGCTCGTTCCATAAACCCGGTTAAACGCCCTCTCGCCCATGCCGTGAAAGCCGGACTTGCCACGGTGATGCTCCGGACATAGCGGAATCGTCAGGAAATCGGACTTGTCCGCCGTGTCGTAGATGTGGTGGACCTCGCAGGGCGAAGGCTCATATCCCAAGTGCCGACAGAGGATGCAGCCCAGCGCGGCCACCCTGCCCTTGTGCTTTGTCTCTCGGCTCATGGCGCTCATACCTTGTCCATGTGGCGGGCGGAACGGGCGGTCATATCGGGACCACGCACTCAATCACCCGCACAGGCACAAATCGCCAATGGGCAATGCTTGGATTGGCAGAGCAGGCAGCGGTTTTTGCCTTGCACCACTCCCTTGCTGCTTGGCGAGTTGTGAATAACAGAGGCCGCGTCGGCTCACCCTTGTGCGGCTTGTAATCGTGGGATGTGTTCCAGAGTGCCCCAAGCAAGTGCAGGCGCTCCTTCCCGTCCAACAGGGACACGCCCCATAGTTTGCGATTCCACATGCGTATCGCGCTCATGTCCGCTCCTTCTGATCTTCCTGTTCAATGCGCCCACCAGTTGCGCAAGCTGCGCGATTTCCTTCGGCAGCCAGCGCAGCGCGTCTTTCCGAGCATCACTCGCTCCATCCCACGCAAATCAGCACATCAGGCGGGCACGGCTGGCCCTTCTTGATCGCCTCCAGATACATCCGGGGATGCTGCCAAGCAGGGACGCGGATCATTGCTCGGCCCCGAGGCTGTACCGCGCTATCCGCTTCCCGTTCGCCGTAACCACCGGCTCGCTCTTTATCGGCCATCCCATCCTCCGTAGTTCGCCGCAGCGCTGAGACAAGGCATAGACGCCAAGCTGCGACATGGCCTCCCCTACCGTCAGGGAATGGCCTGCTTGCAGATAATTCAGAATCGCGGCCTGTTGCGATCCAGGCTGCGGGGCTTCGGCCATCGGCATCGCCGGACGGAATTGCAGATCCATTGCTAGCTGCATTTGCGCCTCCAGACATAGGGGTACGCATCGCCCACTCGCTCTACTGCCTTGCGATCAATCAGGTTCCAGATAGCCATCCGAACCGCCGTCACCGATAGGGCCAGCCGGTGCGCGAGCTGGTGCGAGGTCAGATCCTCGTCCAGCGCATCCATTACAGCTCTTTCGCTTGGCGTCCTCGCTTCGTCTAACGGCACATCCCACGGAGTGACCGGAGGGACGTAAAGCGCAAAGCCGCCCGCAACATAGTTCTGCGTTTCCGGGTCTATTGCTTGGGCTAGGTTCATGCTGAATGCTCAGTCGTGTTGTACGAGTCGATAATCGCCAGCGCTTCCTTTGCGTAGCGGTAGCTGATTTCCGGCAATCCAGGCGTTGCTAAAACCTTCCGCCAGTGCAGCACTGGCTTGGGCGCTTGACTCATTTTTTCCTTAACCTGAGCAACGATTCCATGAACACGCTCAGAGGCAACCAACACAACCGGCAGCAGCGGAACATCAGGCTTTGGCCGCGCCTCGCAACAAGCCCTAAACTCGGCCAGCGTGGGAGGCCATTCGTGCTTTTGGGCGACATAGCTCAGCCCGAACTTGATCTGCTCGCCGTCGATTCCCGCAAGCCCCTCTGCCCACAGCGAAGCCCACTCATCAACCGTTTCCTGATCGGGGAAGGAACTCGTGAACTTGGCTAGGTAGAGCAGACTCAACTTCTTGTGCAGCGCCAGTACCCACGGCTTCGGAAGCCAGCGCTTCGGCCAGCTTGCCTCGCGTGTAAGCGTGGACATTGAATTTTCCATTTCCGTTTGCTCCTTGCGGCTTGTCAGGGAATAGCCCGGTCCAGCCGTTCATCACGGTTCGCTTGACCAGTTCATCGGGGGATCGACCGCTGATGCGCTCAGCGGCGAGGGATCGAACGAGCAGCGTGTAGGCATGCTCGGTAATCGGCGCGCGTTTTTTCTTTCTCAGCTCGAGGAATGCATCCCACGTTTCACGTTCAACGCTTTTTGGGCATGGCGGGACGAAGTCCTGCGCCTTTGTTTTTGTTTTTATATCTTCTCTTCTCTTCTCTTCTCTGGTAGACGGTTGTGTAGACGTTTTGGCGTCTACATCCTTCTTTTTCTCTCTCCAGCGTGACTGACGGGCGTTCTTTTGCGAGCGCTCTTTTGCCGACTCTCCGTTGTGCCGATCATGCTTCGGGAGGGTTATGGAATCCTCCGAAATGACCAGCCAACCGACGCTTTCCAGTGCCTTAGCGAACCCATCGTGTCGCGTGATGTCGTCTACAACGGTAGACGTTGCGCCGTCTACATGACCGTCTACAGCATGGCGGTCTGCCCATGCCCAAAAGGCATACAGCCTTCCCACAACGGAAAGGCGGTCTAGCTTAGTGATCGTGGCAAGGCGATACACAGCCGGATCTTCTGGAAGATCCACGCGCATCTTGATCCAGTCTCCTGCCACTGCTTACGCCACCCTCTTAGGCCCGCCGATGGCGTCCTTGACTTCGCGGAAGAAGCGCTGGGTAGCGAGCTTGTGCAGGCTGGCGTTCGGGGTCTTGGGGATGATCTTGGCGACCCGGATCGCGCTGGCGAACCTGTGGGAAGGCGCTGACAAGGGGATTGGATTGCGTCCGATGGAGGATTGCGAGTCGTTGGCCGAAACTGCGAATACTGACGGCGAAGTTTTCATGCGAAAAGGCGCTCCTGACGTTGGGCGTTCTCTATGCGCTGGCAGGCGATGTCGAAATACTTAGGCTCGATTTCGATGCCGATGAACGTACGATTGAGTTCCATGCAAGCCGCTCCAGTTGTTCCTGATCCCATGAAAGGGTCCAGCACCGTGCCCTTGGTCTTGGCTACGCACCAGCGCATCAGGCCGATTGGCTTTTGCGTTGGATGTTCGCGGCCTTGGTCGCTTCTAGGGCCGTCGAATACGCGCACACAGGCGTCTTTATTGGTCCACGCTAGTTCGGCCTCTGCTAGCGTGAAATTGCGCTCTGGCTTGTTCCAGACCAGCCAGCAGCGGCTCGGCGGAAGCGGGAAGTAATTGCCGCCCCAAATGATTGCCTCTTTGCCGGCTGCTAATAGCAGGCTAATGGCCGCATCGTCCAGCGGCTTATCGTCCCATTCGTTACGGATAATGCTTTCGTCCTTGGCTTTACCCCATCCGTGCTTTCCAGAGAATCCGCCCTTCCACAAATGGGCAATCCCATAAGGCGGATCAGTAATCACCGCGTCCTCCTTGGGCAGCGTCGGCAATATCTCCAGACAGTCGCCTAGAAATAGGGTCGCGTTGCCGATGACTTCCTTG